ATTACCAGAGGAAGTGTAAACTAACAACTCCTTTAGTTGATACTCACCAGCAAAATTAATTCCAGTTGCCATTAGATAATTGATTCTTTCATTAGTGTTTCATATTCTTCAGTAAATTGTTGAACATATCGTGGGTCTAGTAATCTTATTTTTCTTTTAATATCTTGTTGTGCTTCTTCGTACTCTCTGTTTGTTATTGCAGTTGATGTACCATAGTAATCATTATCACCACTATACAATGCAGAGTTATTATAAACCTCTATCTTAGTGGTTGAATTACCAGAAGATTGTGCAAGTTCATAGTGATGTGTACCATCTACATTATCATACTTGTCTGCAATAAATTGATTAAACTGTGAAAAGTTCATAGGCCATTGATGATATCTATCTGTGATATCATTTACTAGTAATACAATCCAATGCAACTCTGGATCATCATACAACTTATCTGCAATAGACTCTGGAGTTTCACCCTCTTTGACATCATATGTATCATAAAGAAGTGTATTAGTTTTTACCTTTGCCCGAATTGCTACTCGTCTAAGTAGATTCTTGACATCTTTAAATTCGCCGTTACCTACAGAGTCATATATAATTGTTGGAAAGTTTTTAAAGTACATGATTAAAATCCTTGATTTGCTAATTCTCTGGTAATTAAATCCATCTCTTTAAATCCAAGAGTTATTCCAACTTCAACTGGAGGAGCTCCATTACCAGTTGCCTCAAATGTTTTATATCTATCTCCACCATAAGTTACAGCCATAGTTTCTAAAACACAAGTTGAAATTTTGTGTAGATATTGATTTTCTGCACCATTGTACATATAAGATATATCAAATGTATTAGGCATTGTTAATCTATTTGCTGTACCAGATTTCATTTCTGGTAACATATTTAATTTAAAACCTTTTATAATCTTTTGTATTTCTTCTGCCTCAGCTGCACTTTTTGGTATCATCTTAAAGTCATATTGAAATGACCTTTTTGGAATACCTTTAAATGCAAGTTCCATTCGAGGTGTTTTGATAAAACCTCTTTGCATTTCTACAGCTTCCATTGCACCCTCAAGGCCTGGTATCATATCAGCAGCACCTAAAAGTGTCCTTATTGCAGCATCACCCATTTCTGCTCCAACTGCACTACCTGCTTTTGTAAGAACATCACTTAAACTTTTTTTGCCAATAATATCTTGATATGCATTAGCAGCAATAGCTGCGCCAGCACCTATATCTGTATCTGTATAGTTTGCATTATATGATACTTGTACAGATGGTGGCATATAAAGTGTGATTGCAGTATCCATTCTAACTGTTGCTGGTCTTTGTACCATTGTTGTTGATATTTTTTTAGCTGATGCTGGTTTTGCATCTTGTTCTCTTTGTTTTTGTCCAGCAACATTTGAATCATCTAATCCACCAACCATAAGATTTTGTTGTTTTGCTTTTTGAGCTGCAGCTGCATCAGCAGGCCCGTCTATACCAGAAGGTTTTGATTTTATTTTATGTTGTCTTGCAGCCTTTTGTAAGTTCTTTTTACCTTCAGAAACTTCAGACTCTCCAAAAGTTAATTTTGAATTTGTCTGTTGATTGACATAGAATATTATATAATGTCCTTGATTACCAGTTCCAGGCGGGCCTTCTACGTCAAGTGGAAATGAATAGTTTTTAGTACTATATTTAGTTTGAGATAAACTAGCAAAATCTGATAGGTTTGAACCTTTACCAGCGACACCTAGTAAACCACCTTTAATATTTCCTGCTACTCTTTTAAGTGCTCTACCAGCTATACCTTGAGCCGCACCTCTTAACGGATTGAATGCCATGTATAAATACTCCTGTAACTTCTATTTATAAAGATTAACATGGCATATAGTGGTAAATACATTCCTAGTAACCCTAAAAAATATAAGGGTAATCCAACTAAAGTGATATATCGTTCACTCTGGGAACGTAAACTTATGGTATATTGTGATAAGAATGAAAAAGTATTAGAATGGGGTTCAGAAGAAATCATCATACCTTATGTATCGCCTTGGGATAATAAACTACATAGATACTTTCCAGACTTCTATATGAAAGTCAAACAAGCGAATGGTTCTACTAAAAAGTTTATTATAGAGGTCAAACCTAAGTATCAATGTAAACCACCAGATGCAAATCCTAAAAGAAAAACTAGACAATGGTTAAGTTCTGTTAAGACATGGACAGTTAATGAAGCCAAGTGGAAATCTGCAAATGAGTTTTGTTTAGATCATGGTATGGAATTTAAAATTCTTACTGAAGACCATCTGAATATAAAGTATAAATAGTAATATGGAAACTTTTGGAATCACAATTGTATTAATGACACTCTTTACATTAGGAATGTCTTTAGGACTACTTATGAACAAACCACTTAAAGGTAGTTGTGGTGGATTAAACTGTAGGTGTAAAAATGGCACAAAGTAAATTTATACAATCAGTTGTAAAAGCTGCAAAAGGTAGACCAAAATCTACAGAATGGTATCGTGACAAGATTAAAGAATTTGGTAAGCCTGGTGCAATGGATTTGATACGAGATGGAAAAAGAAACAATAAACCTTTCTATGGTAGATTGAATATGTTTTTCTATGACCCTAAACTAAAAAAGAAATTACCATACTATGATACTTTTCCTTTAGTATTACCACTAGAACCATATGCAGATGGTTTCTTAGGAATTAACTTTCACTATTTACCTATGACACTAAGACTTAAATTATTAGACACAGTTGTTGATTTCAGTAATAATACTAAGTTTGATGAGAGTACAAGACTTGCAGTTGATTACAGTAAACTTAAAAAATTCAACATAATTAAACCCACACTTAAACGATATCTTGCTGGTAGAGTTAAGACACAGTTTCGTAGAATAGATGCAGATGAGTTTACAGTTGCAGCTTTACTACCAGTTCAAAGATTTAAGAAAGCAAGTGCATCAGAGGTTTATGCAGACAGTAGGAAAATGATCTAATGGCAACAGGTTTCGGTGGATTAATAGATGCAGTAGCATTTGGTGCTTTAAATGAAGTTCTAGGAGAAATTCGTGGTAAAGATGGAATGTCTAGACCAAATAGATATGAGGTTACTCTATATCCACCAACTGGAAGTGCTGGTTCTACTGGACTAGGTTCTAATGTATTTACAAAAATTATGGGAGAAGCATTAGGAGATGGAACAGTTCGTGCAACTGGATTGAAGTGTGAAGCAATATCTTTTCCAGGCAGAAACTTAGATACTACACCAGACAATAATATATATGGCCCAATTAGAGAAATTGTAACTGGATATAGTTTTGGAGATATATCTGCAACCTTTCAATGTTCTTCTGATATGAGAGAAAAAAAGTATTTTGAATCATGGCAAAGACTTGCATATAATCCACAAACATTTGCTATGGGTTACTATAATGATTATATTGGGTCTGTAGATATCCATTCACTTGATGAACAGAATAATAGACGATATGGCGTAAAACTTATTGAGGCATTTCCAGTAAGTATGGATCAACAAGCATTATCATATGAAGTTGGTGCTACTTATCAGACAATAGGTATAACTTTCAAATATCGTTATTGGCAAAATTTAACAGACGAAGCAAACTTACCAAAACCACTATTGACACGAATTGCAGAATCAGCAGTAAACACAGTAACAAGAAGAATTACTGGACAAATACCAAGCGTACTTAGAAGATTATAAAGGATGAAATATTATGGCTTTACCAAAACTAAATTCTCCAACTTATGAGTTGGAACTACCCTCTACTGGCGAAAAAATTAAATACAGACCATTTTTAGTAAAAGAACAAAAAGTTCTTATGATGGCACAAGAATCTAAAAACGAAAATGAAGTATTAAGTGCTATGACGGCATTAGTATCAGACTGTACATTTGGAGTTGTTGATGCAACTAATTCTCCTATGTTTGATGTAGAGTACATATTTTTAAGAGTTAGAGGAAAGTCTATAGGAGAAAAAATAGAGTTAAATTTAACTTGTGAAGATGATGGAAAGACTCAAGTTCCCTATGAATTAAATCTTGAAGAAGTTAATGTAACTATGGATGAGGAACACTCAACCGAAATATATATAGGTAATGATGTTAAAATACATTTTAGATATCCATACTTAAAAGATATGATGGGTATTCCATCAACTGTTAATGAAACTGAAAAATCTTTTTATGTATTAAATAATTGTATTGATTCTATTCACTATGGAGATGATGTCTATAAACGAGTTGATATATCAGATAAAGATGTAAATGAATTTGTTGACCAATTAACAACAGAACAATTTGAAAAAGTAATGGTATTTTTTAATACTATGCCTAAAGTAAGACATACATTAACATTTGTTAATCCTAATACACAAGCTATGAATGAGGTTGTATTGGAGGGCCTAGAAAGTTTTTTAGGATAGGACTATCTCACGATAGTCTGTTTAATTATTATAAAACTAATTTTGCAATGATGCAACATCATAAATATAGTTTAACAGAACTTGATAATATGATGCCGTGGGAGAGGGAAATTTATACTAATTTATTATCCCAATATATTAAAGAAGAAAATGAGAGAATTGAAAAGGAAAACAAACAGTAGTAGAGGGAGAGAACTATGGCTGAGGGAACAAAAGAAAAGATTGATGCACTAAGAAAAACTGTTGATCCAGCGATTGCAGCCAAAGACACAAATGGAGATGGACATATTTCTTTAGAGGAATATGAAAT